GGAACGAACAGCCGCGCAGCCAACAACAGGATAGACGCCTTGTAGTGGAACGAATGCGAACCCAGGAGCGCCCTGGTTAATCCATATCTCAATTGCTTTTTGCTTGAATATCCAGACTTCTCTTTTAAGGTCATACATTGATATGATCGACTGTGGATTACCTTGTACGAATGCATTATTAACTACGTTTAACACCGCAAATGAACTAAAGTCGTTGTAATTTGTTTGATAAATTATATTGGATTTTTGAGAATTTACGAGTCCAAAACCATCCTGATAAACCGCTACTGTTGGATTGACTATACTTGAATACCCATTGGGTATCACTTGAGTAAAAGTGAGATTAACGAAATTCCATACCCATCCACCAGTACCCTCGACAACTAATATTTGCGTCGGGCTTTCGATAATGCTTGCTGGCCCTGTTGCGCTTCCTACTGTTCCTAGAAGTGTTACTATAAACCCGCTATCAACAGAATAAAAACCGTTCCCACTTAATACATACAGCAATCCATTTGAAGATGTGAATGTTCGACGTATAGGGCCGGTTCCTACGGTTGCCAATGGGGGCGTATAGCCGGGAGTGCCAAGTAAAACACCGATAGCGGGGCCGTCAGGGCCGTCAACATGCTCGGGGTAGAGATTTATTGCGATATCCGTATTACCCGCCCTAGAACGATCTTGTGTCCAGCTTTCAAAAATGGGACTTAGCATTTTTCACCCCATCTTTTCTTATTACCAGAAGGAAAAAATTTAGATTTATGATCCGAAGAAAGAATTTTACCTTTATGCCTTTCCCCAATCTTTGATTTTGTATCATCGCTTAGCACTCTTCCTAAACAATTTTTATTACCAGATGATTTTCGAGATGCGTTTTCTCTTTCTTCTTTTTTACCCCATCTTATTTTAGATGCGGCACGCATTTTTTCCTTAGCCTCTTCTGATTTAGGAATGCCTTTTAATGCAGCAGAAATCCTCTTTCCTGTTTCCGGTTTTCTTTTTAATCCAGTTCTTGATAATGCCTGTTTTTTCTTAGTTTCTTCAGATGGTATATACCCACTAGTTCCCTCTCCTCCATTGGTCTTATTAACGAGAATATATCCCTCCCGACGAAGTTGTGCGATCTGTTGAATCTCATCTGCAAAGGCTTGTCCTTCAGAATCACAATGAAAGACGAACACACCTATGTTTTCTTTTCCGTATTTGGCAACGATGTTTTTATGATGAGTATTCCTGCCACCAAAATGATGACTTCTTTTCCTGGCTCCATCATGACCTTTACCTACGTAAAATGGCGTTCCGTCAGGTTTGCAATGGATGTATGTGTAGAACTGCTTCATTACCGGTTGCCTCTATTATTGCTATCCGTATATACATTGTACGTATTCGATGCGCGGCTAATCACCGCACTATCGTAGGTAGCAGCAGCTTGGCGCATGTTAGAGCGTTTGATGTTGGCTAGCGACCTGCTTGCCTGTTCAAACAGCCACGGCGTCGGATCGCCTTGTTTGAAGTACGGCCATAGCATAATTCCTAGATTATCTGTGATCGCTAGTTTATAACCCGGAGGCATACTAAAAACCGAACCAAGCGAAGTCATATCAGACAACTGAAGTCGCGAGTCAAAGAATACGTTGTATGGCAATAATGGCTGTGGATAAATATTAATGATCCCCAGCGGAAATTGAGGATCATAAAACAATGTATCAGGCAATTGCGATGTTGTGGTTAATAATCCGATGCTATTCCATTCGCTTTGCTCAATCACGTTGATCGGATACCGATTATTATTTACATCTACAATGTACGCCGCACCCATTCCTGTAGTTAGTGTAATTGGCCGCGTCTGGTTAATATCTGCTAAATTTGAAGGGCCAATGGTATAAGCCTGCTTCCCGGGAATGAGCGTAAATGATTGTTCAGAATTAGCATACATGCACCATTCTTCTGTAGACCATGACTCTAGCATGTTGTTCATGAGGGACAAAGCCCTTGAGCTATCAGCAGCATTCACCGTAACCCCAGGCGCGTATATTTTGATTAATTCAAATGCATCTTGAACTATATCACGCGCTGTAGAAGTATTTGATAGGCTAGTAACTATGCTCATGAGAGTGCCTTATTTGTTTAATACAACCTATACCACGAAGTGTTTGTTCCACGGCATAAGTAAGCATTCCCGCCACCTACAGCTAAGGTAGTAGGAGAATCAACGACCGTACCAGATGTTGCATTGACTGTCAGGGTTGTAATTACTTGTGTTGATGAGAATCTAGCGATAGAACCATCATAACCAGCAGTACATCCTGGTAGTGTTACTGTTAGAGTTGCGAGGGTTCCTGCTGGAACGATAAGAGCCGTTTCTGTACCTGTTGCGAGTGTTACGGTTTGACCAGTCGTCGGAGTATTGAATGTGTAGCTTTTGTCTTTCTCTTGTTGTGCATACGAAAACGTCGTAAAAGCTCCTGTATTAGCTGCAACACTGCCAATAGGCCCGGGTTGCACAAGAAATCCAGTTGTTGCTATATTAGTGGAACTATCACCAGCCGATGCTGTCGTGGTTGTTGGAGCCCCCGGCAAGGTTACTGAGCTTGTAATGGTTGTTGCGTTACCTACGCTTGTAATTGGGCCAGTTAAATTGGCGTTGGTCGTAACTGTTCCAGCCGTCAACCCAGATGCAGTGCCAGTCAAGTTCGTCGCAACACCGGAAGCAGGAGTTCCAAGAGCAGGCGTGATTAAAGTAGGAGAATTGTTTAATACATTCGATCCTGTCCCTGTGCTGGTTGTTGTACCAGTGCCTCCAGAAGCTACTGGAACAGGTGAAGATAATCCAGTTATCGTGCCACCAGTAATCGCCACGTTCGGTATCGTAAAAGCTGTTTGTCCGTAAGCTGAAGAGAATGCTAACAGAGCCATAAAAGCGATAATTTTTTTCATACAGTGCCGCCTGCTGAGTTAATCCAAACTGATGGCCCTATGGACTTGCACCATATTGGCAATTGGAGAGTTGTATCGAAATAAGGTTGCCCTATGGATGGAGTTACAGGACGTCCCGAGGTAGTCCCAGATGTTGCAGCAGGGTCATACAGCAAAACATCATTTATCGCATATGAAGTTATGCCGCTGCCGCTTACTGAAATGTTATACCTGCCATTGGCAGCATAAAATGCAAAAAACCCGTTGGCGTCCGTTTGCAGAGAATTACCTGCAATAGGGGTTACCCCATTATCTGAATAAATGGTGATTGCCCCAGAAGCGCTCGATACAATGACAGATGCCTTAAATAGCGCATCCCCCAACTGATCTACAACGTTATTAAAGTATTTTTGCATTACTATGCCTTATTCCTTTGCTGCGCGATAAGCCTTTGAACGCTTGTCTACTTTTTCGATAACGGATGTCTCAGCATCTTGATAATCTTCCTCCATCGCTATGATGGGAGAATCCGACCAACCTTCACCAAGTGATTTTTCTTCCTGCTTGTTATTCACGATCACAGGAATTTCAAAAGCGTGATAGCGCCACTTTGGGAACTCTTGAAACCCATAACCTTCGACCGGCTTAGACTCAAGCACTGCCTGTTCGTAGGTATCAGGATCAGCCATATTGTTGGGACGATACCCACGCGCCGCGTAATACTGCTCTTGCTTCAAGTCCATAACAGTCACGTCAGGAAACCGCTCAGGACTGGTCATGATCGTGTCAGGCTCAAACAGGCCAACTCCCTTGCCCTCCAACTTCTTCCACTGTGCATCAGTATGTTGTGGATGGATTAGGCGCTTTGGATATTCTTGGAACTTACTCATTTTGTACCTCCTTGGGTTTGGTACTCGATCACTGGGTCACGGTGAGGCCGCAAGGAGATCGGAATCGGCTTAGTCGCCAGGATCGAGTAGACGGTAATGGATGAATAATCATCCGCATATTTAAACATGATGCCCTTGATAACTCAGGTTCAATAACTTAACATATTCGTCGCTCGGCTTATTCTTGAATGCGTAAGCAGTAATTTCAAAGTCCGTTGCCCCGACGAATAAATGTTCAAACCCATTTTCAAACAACGTATTGCCTAATGACTTAGGAGAAAATCCGTTCTTATGGCACATGAAGTCATTATTGCTTTTCTCAATAAATGAAGCAAGTCCATAAACTATATCTACTGCTTTAATCGGGCCAGCAGGCGAAACATACATCACGTCTTCAATGTCTGCCTCTTCCTTTGCCATCGCTTTGAATACTCCCATCATGTTAGGAACTCGAATATGAACGAACCCATCCTTTGCCAATATATGACGAAACCCTTTTAATACAATACTTTAGGCAGGTCATGC